GCTTGGGGCGTGCTATTATGGCACACCTCGAGTCGCACCCCATGACATCCGGCCGCGTGAACTTTACCTCGAAAGAGGTGAACCGAGAACAGGCCTTGGAAGGGTCAGAACTTAGGACACGCAATAGCGAATGGGTCACATTAGACATGAAGGATGCTTCAGATAGGGTATCAGTGAAATTGGTCGAAAACCTATTTCATGACGTGCCCCGCCTGTTGCGGTGCCTTCTTGCGCTGCGTACGAATGCAACCGTTCTTCCGAATGGCCAAATTCAGACGCTACAGAAGTTCGCTCCTATGGGTTCAGCTTTGTGCTTTCCTATAGAAGCCGTGTGCTTCTGGGCGCTATCTGTCGCTGCTATCGTAGTAGACCGCTATAAAGCCCTAACCGATCGGGAAGGCATGCAGGAAAAACTCCGGCGTGCCGTCTTGAAAGACTCGGGCGATACAGTGTATGTCTACGGCGATGACATCATCGTGACGTCGGCAACCTACCGACAAGTTATGGCAGCACTACCACGCTTTGGACTTGTGTTCAATGCTGATAAGTGCTGTGTGGCCGGCTCATTTCGTGAGTCGTGCGGCATGGACGCCTTCCAAGGCGCCGATGTTACTCCGCTTAAAATACGGACCACATGGTGTGATCGTAGAACTGCTACTACGTATTCCTCTTACATCGCGTATATAAATACGCTCAGGATAAGAGGCTACGAACGCGCTGCAACGTATATTGAGGATGAGCTCACAAGAATCTATGGACCGATTTTCGCGTCCACAGAACCTGTTCTCTCGTTCCCTTACATACGCCATAGCGACGACTGGGACATTCGACTCGGGACCTTTAGGGATCTGTTAGTCCGCTGGAATGCGGATTATCAGCGCTATGAAGGTCTCGTGTGGGCAATTGTAACGCCCCTCATAAAGGGTAACGTGGACAATTGGGAAGGACTGCTGCGCCACATGTTGGCTTCAACAGAATTCTCAGTAGCAGGCACATACTCGTTACCGAGACGAGCCCGTCTAACTAAACGGTGGAGACCCATCCCCGCGGATACTGCAGTTTTTGCAGATTCGTGGATTGGGTGCAAGACTTACTCTCAATTTGGGTCGCGAGACCTTAAATTGCAGTCTGAGTCCTGCGCCGTTTTCG